CCGTTGAGCGCCTGCAACGTGGCGTACTCGGTCCCATCCAGCAGCAGGTTGCCGGTGATCCCGGCATCGTCCTTGATGCCAGCGGCCTTGCGCTTGTTGGCCTCGTCGCCCGAGCCGCGCAGCGGGATGAACCGCGCTCCGTAGTCCCATGTGACGGTCCCGGTCGCGGTGTAGTCCACGTTGTTGATGCGGATCTTGACCTTGTCGCCGCTCAGGCGGCCGGTCATTGCCATGTCGCTCTCCTTGTCAGGCCGCCGCCGCGTCGTAGTGGCAGACAACCTCATAGGTCTGCGTGACCAGACGCGCCGGGTAGGCGGCATCCTCGGTCAGGGGTGTCCCATCGGCGTCGCCGCCGGTACAGTCAACGTGCTGGACTGGCTCAACCAGCAGCACTTCCTCAACGGTAGCCCGGAGCAAGTCGCCCATGATGGACGCCTTGTCGAGCACGTCGGCGATGTCCGCGCCGCCGACCGCGAGGTGCAACGTGACTTCGCAGGTCGCCTCGCGCGCCGGCCACGAGAAGCGGTCGGTCTGGCGCCAGCGCGGGCCGGTGACAGCCAATGCCGGCAGCGAGTCGTACATCGGCAGGCACTCGATGCCCGGCAGAATCCCGCCGCTGGCGATGGTCGGGCAGGACGCGCTGGCGAACGCCGAGTTGATGGCGGTCAGCAGGTCATCCGCCATGAACGCGCCTTTGAGGTCTGCCTGCCAGCCCATCAGAACCCACCTCGCTTGAGCCGCATGATCAACTCAGCGAACCCTCGCCGCACGGCCGGCTCGACAAACGGCCGCGCCTTCGTGCCGTGGTCAGCGATGGTCTGCTGAACCGCGTAGGCCATGCTCAGCTCGGCGCGCTCAACCTTGCTCATCTTGAACCCGAGCTTGCCGCGCACCGTGCCGCGTTCGACGCGAAGCGGGTTGAACTGCGACTCCATCCGCAGACGCATCCTCGCGGCGCCGACCACGGACTTGGACACCTTCTTGCCGTTGACGAACGCCTCCCCGCTTGCCAGGTGCTCCGCCTCCTTGCGGGTCAGCGTCGCCGCGGTCAGCAGGCGGTTGCCACGGACCCGCTTGCCCGCCGGGTAGTCTGCCGAGTAGCGCGAGACGTGCCGGACAAGCTCCGTGAGCGCGGCCTGCCGCTTCTCGTTGTTGCGGACGAACCCGCCCTTGACCGAGACGCCGCCGCGCTTGTGCTGCTCAACCCAGTCGCCCGACTTGCGCACCAGACCCTTCGCCACGACCCAGCGCAACAGGCCGCCACCGTCCGGCGTCACGATGGGCGCGATGTGCGGCGGCGTGCCTTCCTCAACCGCCTGCCAGTAGCGCGCCGCGCCGAGCCAGCCAAGGATGCTTCCACCGACGCGGTCGGCCCCGCCCTGCACGCTCGCCAACAGGTGTCCCGTCGCGATGCTCAAGTTGTCACGCAGGTTCTCACGCGCCATGCCGACGATGCGCGTCATAGCGTGCTTGGCCTCGGCGTGTAGCCGCTTCGTAACCTTCTCCGCGTCGAACGCCGCGCCCGGCTTGACCTGGTAGGTCACCGCGATCACAGCGCGCACCTCCGGTAGGGAGCCAGAATGGCCCGCACGCGCTCAGGGATCGGCACTTGCCGCACCGTCATACTCTGCTCGGCGATGGTGATCTGCTCGCTGCTTGGCACGGGCGAGACGAACCACTCCGACGCCCACATCAACGCCGCCGTCTCGAAGTCCAGGCGCGCGGCCAGGTGCTCGTCAACATCGCCAGCCGCGATCACGCAGGGCAACGTCGGGTCGTAGCCGACAATGGCGTCCACCTCGACCATGTCCCAGCCCGGCGACTCGACGTAATCACGCAGCCGCACGATCCCCGCCAGCCGGTCGGCCTTGCTCATGTACCAGCCGGACACGTTCGGCCCGGTGCTCGCCGGGATCGTCTCCAGGCTGTCGATGAACCGCACCTCGTCGACCATGCAGATGGGGTAGAGCCCGTGGTAGTAGAGCGACAGGATGCCCGTGCCGTAGGTGCGGACCTGGATGGTGGTCGGCTCTGGGTCGTCATCTTCTACCGGCCCCGGCGCGATCAGCCGCCGGCCGCAATGCGCTTGCATCCTGGCCGTGACGCGCGCGAGCAACGCCGTGAGCGCGTCGTCGGAGAACCGCCCGACCTCGCTGTCCGTGCGGTTCTGCTGGAGATAGGCGCGCAGGGTGTCGGCGTCAGTCGCCAGCAGCGCGCCCTCGGTGTTGCCCCATGCGCTCATGCCGCCACCTCGCCCTTTGGCTCGAACTTCTGCACCCGCGGCGGCCGGCCGGCCACTGGCCGCGATGTGCGGCGCCAGACCGCGAGCGAGTGGGTCGCGCCCGCGAAGTCCCACTCTGGCCCGGTCAGCACCTCGGCACAGATCTGCCGGATGCGCCACGGCTGCGGTTGCTCGCCGCGCACGCCCCAATCATGCATCGCCAACCACCCGCCCGGCGCGACCCGCCAACGCCACAAGTCCAGGTCGTTGCGGACGTTGAAATCATCGTGCCCGCCGTCGACGAACACGCCGCCCAGCACCATCGGCACCTCGCCCGAGCGCGCCGCCTCGGTGCTGGTCAAGCGGATCTGGACAATGCGCTCAGCGTCCAGCCCGAGCGCTTCCCACCATTCGCGCGCGAGGTCGCCGGTGTCCTGACCGGCGGCGACCCGCACCTGCTCGCGGTCGAAGAGCAGCGGGTCGCACGGGTCCACGGCGTAGACCGCCTGCCGGCCGCCGGCGGCGAGGAAGGCCGTGCTCAGCCCGCAGAACGTGCCCACCTCAAGGATAGGGTCCGTGGCGACGGCGGCGAGTTGGTAGAGCCGGTCGGCCTCGGCCCCGTCCAGCCAGCCGCGCACGCCGCGCTTGACCGCCTGCGTCCAGACCTCACCCGCCGACAACGCCTCACGCGACGCGGCGGGCCTTGAGCTTGCGCGCTTCGATGGCATTCCACACCTCGGGACTGACCGACGCCTCGGCGCCGGGCTGGATGCTCAGGTTGTAGCAGGCGAACTCGATGGGATCCGGCCCGTCGTTGACCAGCCGGATCGTCGCGGCCTCGTCGCGGTCGTCGGTGACGTAGACGGCGTGCAGGAAACCGTTCTCGTGCTCCTCGTAGCGCCAGAAGGTCCCGTCCGCCTGGTAGTGCCGGCAGCGAACGTCGGTGTCCACCCATGGCGGCGCGCCCCCGGCTTGTTCGAGCTGCCAGAACCAGAAAATGTCCTCACCGAGCACGCCCGAGCCGTTGGCCGGGTCAAGTTCCAGCGCGTCGCGCCGGTGCGCGCGGTACGTCTCGTAGCCGCCCCACCCGATACGCGCCATGACCTCGCGCGGGATCAACGCGCAGCCGAACCCGGCCACGCGGCAGACCTGCACGCGATGCGGGCGCAGCGGAACGTACAGGCCAGCGCCCTCGCCGATCCACTTCGAGTTGATGTCGCCTCCCCAGTGTCGGCTGGCGTAGATGCCGCAGGCCGTGCGCGGCTTCTGTGGCCCGCGCGTCGCGGTCAGCACCTTGTGGAGCCGCAGGAAGGCATCGTCCGGCCGCGGGTCCACGTCGGAGTCCAGCCAGAAGAACCACTTCGCCGGCCCCTGGTCGAAGCGCGCCTTGAGCGCCTGGACGCGCACGGCTTCGCGAAGCAGCGCGAGCCGGTGCATGAAAATGACGTTGGAGTAAGTGCCCTCCTGCGCGAGCTTCGCCAGCTTGTCCGAGCCCGGCACGCGCTTGTCGACGTTCGGCGACTCGACAAAGACGGCCGTGTAGCCGACCGCCTCGGCGAATGCCTGCTTCGTCGCCTTGCTGGCGTCCTGTGAGCACGCGATCACCGCCACCGGCCGCCCGCCGAAGTCCAGCTCGCGCCAGCGCGCCGCGATGCGTGGGATGATCGCCGCCTTGGACTCGTCCAGCAGCGTGCAGATGATGACCGGCTCGCGCTCAGGGTTGCCCACGTCTGCCTCCTGGTGCGGGCCGGCAGTTGCCCACCGGCCCGCTTGCCAGTATCAGTTGACCGCGCTCGCGTCGTTGTAGAACAGCAGCACGGTGTCAGCGTTGGTGTCCACCGCGGTCGTGCGACACGAGCCCGCGCCAAGCGTCAAGTTCGCCGGCTGGATGTACGACTTGAAGCCTCCGGTGTTGCCGTCGAACACGATGGCACCGAGCGGCTCGTCCGCGGCGACCACGCCAGCGGCGGCGAAGGTCGCCCCGCTCGTCGCGCCGGAGTGGCTGAGCGCCTTCATCATGGTCGGCAGGAAGCCGTTCAGAACGTTCATCACGATCTCCATCCTCCGTCGCTAGACGGTCAGCGCCACCTTGTAGCCGAAGGCGCACATGCGATGCGCGGCCGCGGCCTGCTGCACGAGCGGCTTGAAGTCGGCCCGGTAGGTGCCGACCACGCGGAACTGCTGCGACTCCACGTCGCGCACTGTCTCGATGGTCACGCCGCGAAGCGTGGCCAGCACGAAGGCGTTGCGCGCGAAGATCATCAGCCCGCTGGTGCTGCCCAGGCCCGTGTCCGTGCCGTCGGTGTGCAGGGTGTTGCTCATGTACGAGCTGACCACGATGGGCACGCCGAAGGCGTAGCCCAGCAGGCCGTTGACGTTGATCGCCTGCGATCCGGCCTTGTCCATTGTGATGAACGACGGCCAGAGCGACGCCGCGTTGGCCGCGATGGTCAACGCGCCGCGCTTGGACACGACCGCAACGAGGTCGTCGAGCCGGGCATTCTCGCTGAGCTTGCCCATGGTCCGCACGAAGTCGCCTTCCTCGAACGCCGCCGTCGCCGGCGCGCTCACGGTGGCGCAGTCGTACTCGCACGCGGTCGCGACGTGCGCGAGGTAGCGCAGCCCGTCCCAGGTCCGGCGGCAGTCGTTGGCAGCGGTGACCACGGTGTCGCGATGGGTCGCCCCGCTCGCGTCGCCGTTGAGGATCATCGTCTCCAGACCGTTCGCGATGGTCTGGGCGATCTGCGCGCGAACGTACTCCTCCGAAGAGACGATGCTGTCCTCGTCGAACTCGAAGCTGATCGGCACGCGCAGACCGATCACCTTGGCGGTGTAGGTCTGGTCATCCGTGGTCGGCGTGCTCACCGGGATCCGGGTCGCCGGATCGCCGGTCTGCTCGCTGATCAGGTACGGCAGGCCAGCCACGCCGCTGACCGGGCTCTTGTACGGCGAGCGCGGGATGGTCCGCTGCTGCACGAGGCCGGGGATCTTGCGGTCCAGTTGCATCTCCTCGACGAGCGTCGACGAGAAGCTGTCCGGCACGAAGTCCGCGCCCGCGCCGTCGACCGCGATGCCCAGGCCCTTGATGCGCGCCTGGAGCTCGCCGAACGACCGCAGCTTGCGCACGTCCACGCCCGGCATGAGCGCCTTGAGCATGTACACGCGGTCGTTGAGCCGCTGTGCCTCACGCACGCGCGCGTCGGCACTAGGCTCTTCCATGAGCGACTTGACGCTCACGCAGTAGCCCTCAGACTTGGTCGTGATGTCGCTGAGGGTCGGCGCGTCGGTCGGCACGATCGGCGCGCTCTTCACGCGCTCAGCCGCCATGGCCTTCTCGACGGCGGCAGTGATCGCGTCGGGACTGATCGCGGCCGAGCTGGCCTTGACCGCCTCGGTCAGTTGCCCGATGAGGGCTTCCAGGTTATCCATGGTCAGAGACTCCTTGCTCCGATCAGGCGCTGGCGGTCACGACGCACGGCGTCGGCCGCCAGACTGGCAACGAGGTCGGGCGTGCGCGTGGCTTGCGCCACCAGCGCCTTCACGGCCTCGGTCAGTTGCGCCGCCTGCTGCTCGGATAGGGCTCCGACCGCCGGATTGGGCTCCGGCTCGGCGGTGACGGAGGGCTCGCCCTCCGATTTGGTATGACGCTCGTCAAGCGCCAAAGTTGCGACCCGCACACCGATCACCTCGGCGAGGTCCGTCATGGCCCGGTCCAGGCGCTCGCGGTCGAAGTCGGGTTCGACCTGCGCCTTGATGCAGTGCCGGACGTGGTTGCGCAGCGACTCAGCCGCCGACGAGAGCCGGCGCATGTCGCTTGCGACGCGCGCGGCGGCGTTCTCGTCCTTGGCTTCCGGGTAGTACGCACGGAGGAGCAGCACAGCGGCGTCAGACCCATCCTGCGCGGCCTTGACCAGCGCGCCGGGATTGACGGGCAACGGACAGGCCGACACCTCGCGCAGTTCCCAGCCGGCGATCACCTGGCCGCCCTTCTCGGTGCGGCCGGAGTAGCCGGTCGGCTGGAAGCCAACGCTGAACCCGGCGAGGTAGCCGCCGGCGTAGAGGTCGAACACCTCGCGGGCGAAAGGCGTGTCCGCGAACTGGAAGCCGGCCTCGACGCCCTCGCCCGGCTTGGCCGTCACGACCAACGCCTTGCCGATGGGCGGGATCTTCGCGTCATGGTTCCAGAGCAGCACCGGGTTCGCGAGGTACGCCGCCGCGTTGCAGCCGGCGGCGAGCAGCACGTCGCCCTGCCGGTCCATCTGCTCCGTGCTCACCATCGCGGCCAGCGTGCGCGCGGCCTTGTCGATGCTGCGCGGCGCGCCGGTCAACGCCTTGTACATGATGTCAGTCATAGCGGCAACTCCTGCTCCTCCGGCTCGGGCTCCGGCAACTGTTCATCCTGCGGGCCGTCCACAGGCATCGTCCAGCACTTGCAACGGCATGCCTCACCCGGCGGCAGGGTGGCCGCGCCGGGGTAGAGCGCGCGGTAGCCGTGAACATCAAACGGCTCGCCGACGCGCCGCACTTGACCGGATACGTCGCCATGACGCGAGCCGGGCAACATGCTGAACTGCCAGCGGTGCCACTCGACGCCGCCGTCCCGCATCCCTTCGAGCGAGCCGTGCATGTACGCCCGGTGCGTCTCCGTGAGCGCGATGTTGTCAACCCGGTCCAGGTAGGCGAACTGCTGGTCCGGCTCGTCAGAGCGGCCGAACGTCGCCATGACGCGCTGGCGCACGCCAGCCAGCCCTTCGCCGTTGTCAAGCGCCGTGCCGATGGCCGCGCGGAGTTGAAGGCGGGTCGTGTCCGTGACCCACGCAACCTGCTGGCTGGACTCGCGCCGGATCCACTCCAGCACCGAGGGCCGCACCATCTCGGGTTGTACCGGCAGCGCCCAGACGTTCGCCGTCACGGTGACGCCCTGCATCGCCGCGCTCTCCCACATCGGCGAGAGCAGCGTCTGCATCGGCACGGCGCCCATCGCGCGCATCAACTCTTCGGCCATGCTCACGGCCTGTTGCGGCTCGTCAGCCTTCGCGCCGTAGATGTCGCGCAGCGCCTTGGACGCGGCCTCGGCCCACTCCTGCAACGCGGCGTCCACCACCGGCTTCGCGCGCTCGACTTCCGCATCCAACCCAGCGAGCACCTGCTGCCCACGGTCCCGCCAGTCGCGCGGGATCGCCTTGACCGCGAGCGGCCCCGCCGACCTGGCAATGGGCCGGCGGGTCGGCGGGGCTTCGCGTCGCGGCGGAAGGACGCCGGCGGAAGGGGCCACCGCCGGCTCTGGTGTGGGGAGGGTACGGTTCGCTGGGTCGGCGAACGTCACATCGGCGAGCGGTTCCTCGCCGAACACGAAACGGGACGCGGCCTCGGTCTGCCAGCCTGCGGCGACGAGCTTGCCGACGGTGTCGGCCTGCTGAGCTACATCCTCGCGCATGGCATCGAGCGAGTCGCGGTCTGGCCGCACCTCGACCTCCGGGCCGTACTGCGTCGCGAGTTGGACCGTGATCGCCGACGCCAGCAGGTTGACCGCTGGCAGCACGGCCAGTTCCCACAGCGCCCGCCACGCCGTCTCGTAGTTCGAGAAGGTGGCGTCGGTCAGGTCGCCGAGGAACATCGGCGGCATCCTGTACGCCTTCGCCACGTCGCGCGTCGTCAGCTTGTCGAGTTCGAGGAACTGGGCATCGGCCGGGGTCAGGCTCAACCTCTCCAGACTGAAGTTGGCGAACGGCGCCATGATCAGCCCGTGCGCGCCGCCCTTGCGCTGCGCGCGCACCTGCTGGGCAAACTGCTCGGACTGCTCCGGCGTCATGGTGTCGCCGACGCCCAGAACCGCGTCGGCCATCAAGCCGTTCCTGAAGATGTCGCGGTTCGCCGCCTTCGCCGCGGCCTCGCTGTCCAGCCCGAGGCGCAGGGCGCTCAACGGCGACTGGCCGCGCAGCGGGTCGGCCGGGTTCCAGAACGTCGCGGCGACCACGTCGCGCGGATCGAGTTGGTGCGCGTTCGACTCCGACTCACCGGGCACGGTCAGGAGATAGCGCGCGACGATCTGCCCGTCCGTGCCGGGCACGACACGCATCCTCTGGCCGCCGATGGGCCAGAGGTTCGTCGGCAGCCCGGCATAGGCGCGCCGGGTCCGCTCAACGAGCAGGAACACCTCGCCGGTGAGCCACAGCCAGCGGTAGGCGTGACCAAACGCCTGCGGTCCCCAGTGGTAGTTGCCACGGTCCAGCAGCAGTTGCAGGTCGTGGTCTGGCGCGGGCTCGCCGCGCTCGTAGACTTCGAGCCGAACCTGCGTCGCGCAGTCGGCCAGCAGGTTGACCGCCGCGTAGACATCGTCGCTCGTGGCGTAGCGCGTCGCGTCCGAGACGTAGGCCGGCGGCGGCAGGATGCCCGTCTTGAGCATCACCGTTTGCGTAGCGTAGCCCGAGCGCGCGGCCGGCGTCACGTCCCACCCCAGCGCCTTGCGTACCGCCGTCCTGAGTCCCATCAGATCACGCTCCACCGCTGCCCGACGAGGGTAGCACCTTCCAGCGCGAATGCCAAGGCCATCACGCAGTCGTCGTGCATCCCGAGCGGCGCGGCGTAGGTGACGCCGCCGCTGCGCGTGACGCTCATGGTGAACGCCTTCAGCTCACCGACCAACGCCTTGTCGGCCGGGATCTTCAGCCGGTGGTGGTCGAACTCGCCAATCAGCCGGCCGACGATGCGCGCCTTGCTGGCCTGCGTCGTCTCGAACCGCCGCACGGGCAAGCCGGCCTGCTGAGCCAAGTCGCAGAGCGGGTCGCCGACACCGTTCGTTTCGGCGAGCAGCAGTTGCGCCTTCTGCCGCTTGACCAGCGCGGCCAGGGCTTCGATCTGGACCGGATACTCGATGGAGTTGATGCGGACCACCTCGCGTACGGCCTGCGCGCCGGTGTCGTAGGCGATGAAGACCGAGAAGTCGGCGCGCTTTCCCCAGTCGGCACCGACCACCACCGGGCCAACGAGCGGCGGGCACTCGGCGTAGACCGCCGCGTCAACGTAGCGGACCACGGCGCCGTCGGCCAGAAACTCGGCGAGGTACTCTTGCCGGAAGGCGCTGTCGGGTAGCTGCTGGCGCGCCTCCTCGACTTCCTCCGGATCGATGTACGGGTTGCTCGCGGTCGGGAACTGCCACGAGGCGAAGTCGGGCGCACCGGTCTGGCCGCGCTGCCACATCCCCGCGAACCAGTCGTGACCGCGCGGCGTGCCGACCACGAGCGCCCTGCCCTTGCGGTCGGTAAGCGCCGGGCGCAGCACCTCGTCCCAGGTGTAGCTGGAGTCGGCGAAGAAGGCGGCCTCGTCCATGACCAGGAAGTCCAACCCGGCGCCGCGGAGGCGGTCGGCGTTGTCACCGGATTTAAAAACGATTTCCGAACCGTTGACCAGCACCACGCGGCGGTCGGCAAGGTTCGTCTCACGCAGCGCCTGGCGCGGCATGGCCTTGAGCAGCGCGCGCCAGTGGATGTCGGCCATGGGGTAGGTCGGGCTGACGAACCAGACGCAGCGGTTCGGCGCGGCGGCCGCGGCCTGGATGCAGAGCAGCGTCGCGAGCATGGACTTGCCCCAGCGCCGGCCACAGGCCAGGACGCGGAACCGGGCACGCGACTTGACGACGGCGAGCTGGCCAGCGTGCATCGCCGGCAGGGTCAAGCGGCAGGTTTCACTCGTCGTTGGCATCGCTGCCCTCGTCCGTGATGCCGGGCCAGACCACCGCGAGTTGGACAGGGTTGCCCTGCTGGCCGCCGATGTCCAGCTTGCGGCCGTAGTCGGCGTGGCGGCGTCGTTCGAGCCACCACGCCGAGGCGGTCCAGGTGCCGTCAGTGGCCGCCTTGCGGATGATCGCCTCGTGTCCGAGTTGCGCGTCGGCCTCGGCCTTTTCGACTGCCTCGCGGAACTCGCAGTGTCGGTGGAGGTAGCGGCAGAAGGTCGCGTGGTCGATCCCGGCGTAGGTTCCGGCGTTGGCGCGCGTCGTGCCCTTGCGTAGAGCGTCGCAGATCCGCTCAACCAGTTCCGGGGTGTACTTGGTCGGGCGCGCCACCGCTACACCTCCCCTGCGTTGATGGCGAGCCGCTGGGCGAGCTTGGCGCGGGTCTCGGCTGGTCCGAAGGCGAGGGTTGGTGCAGCGCCGGCCTTCCAGGAGGCTTCACCGAGCCATCCGACCCAGTGGCCTTCGAGATGCGCGGCGACCACGACGGCGACGAGGTTGACTCGCAGGAACCAGAAGCGGCGGGCGACGAGCGGCACGCGCAGGGCGAGCACGTCGTGATAGCCGTGGGCGCGGGTGTAGACCTGCGAGAGCGTCACGCGGGCAACTCCTGGCGACTTCGACACCTGCCGCGGCGCGAAGTTCCTGCCCGCGATTGTAGCGCGTCGTGACGGCTGGCGCAAGTGGTGGTGGTGGGTTGAGTTGTTCGCGGTGCTCGCGCGCGTCCTGGGGCATCCTGGCGCGCTACGGCTGCGCCCAAAGTGAACCGCCCGGCGGGTTGGGCCGGGCGGGTGCTAGGCGGGTGGCCAACGCTGGCGGCTACTCGCCTTGATGCTTGGCGAGCTGCGCGCGCAACTCTTCGCGTCGGCGTTCGTGGAAGTTCAGCCGGCGCGCAAACTGCGCGCGTTCGTCGCTTGTGATTGTCTCGTCTCGCAGGCGTTCGAAGGTCGCAATGCAGCCCTCGACAATGGCTAGTTCTTCGGCGAGCGCGCGAAATGTCAGCTCACGATCCCGAGCTTCCTGCGGGCTTAGCATGGGTCGGGTTCCTTCTGGTTGGTGCCGCCCGGCTGGTGATGTCGGGCAGGTCTGATGGATGTGAGCGCCTCTACGCTTCCGGCAACCACGCCACAGGACGGCGCAGGAACTCCAGCAGATCGCGCGGCATGGACCGTTCCAAGTCAGAAGGCCAGTCGGTCCGACCTTCCTGGTAGTCCTTGACAGCAGCCGACCACGCAGCCGCCATCTCCTTCGCTTCACTGGAAAGTCCTTCCAACGCAGCCTTGTCGGCCGCGTGGCTCTTCGCGGCGCACCAGCGGGCATATCGGCGGGAACGAGCCTCCGGGTTGCGGAGATACTCCTCTGCCGCATTACCCGCCCTGACGTTGGCGGAGTCTGCGTATCGCAACAGTTGGGTGTCGGTCATGGGTTGCATGGTCTGGCTCCTTCTGGTTGTCGTTGCTACTGCTGGCGTTCGATTTCGGCGGCGAGCGCCGCGACGGTGCGGGCGGCGTTCTCGAGTTCGGCGATGCCGAGGCAGGTGGCAATCGACAGGGTTTTGCCTCCCGCGTACATGGCATAGATCACGCGACCTGCCTCCCTGTGCTCCTGGATGGTCAGGTCGCGCACGCCGAGCTTGGCGGCGGCGGTGATCAGCTTGTGCTTGGCCTGGTGCTTGCGTGTCTCGCGCATGGTCGTTGCTCCTTCTGGTGGTTGTCAATCCGCGTAGCGCAGGCTGCGCTGGCGCGGGGTCATGCCGTCCCATTCCTTGGCGGCCTCAGCGATGACGTTGGTCTTGTTCTGCTGGTGGATCAGCGCGTCCCTGGCTTCCCTAACCGCGTTGGTGTAGGCGGCTAGGCGCTTGAGCCCCGCGGTCGTGTATGGCTCGTGGTCTTCCGCGTAGGCGAGCGCGGCCTTGGCGTCCTTGTGGGCTTGCGTCAACTCCGCCAGGCGCGCGAGCGCTTCGGCGTGCATCTCCGCCAGCGTCGGCGGTTTGCGGTAGGTAGCCATAGTCGTTGCTCCTTCTTCGGGTTCGGTCTAGTTGGCGTGCTCGGCGAGCCGCTTGCGGCACCAGTAGGCCAGGTCCTCCAGGTCATCCCAGCGATCCGGGCGGTTGGGCAAGCCAAGCTCGGCCGCGCGGCAGGACCAGTCGTGGATGGGTTCCAACACGCTGACCCACCACTCAATCTCGTCCTGCTGGTCCGGCTCGGGGGTGCGCTCGCCGAACGTGTCGGGGCTCGTCTCGATGTCCACCAGCCGGCGGCACACGCCGCCCGACGGGTGCTCGCCGTCGTAGGCGTCAACGGTGGTGTAGTAGACGAGGTCGGTGTTCTCGGTCCGCATGGTCGGTGCTCCTTCTTGGCGTCTCGCGCCTACCATGATCATACCCCGCGCCGTGGCCGAAATCAACCCTTTCTGGTTCATATTCGCGTCATATTCAGAAGAAAGTTGAACGGTCACGACCGCCATTCGCCGCGGCGCCCGGTGCGCGTGTCCACGTCGCTGGACCACCGGCGGACCGCGTAGACCGAGCGGTCCAGCAGCCTGCTGACGACGCCTGGGCCGTAAATGCCACCCAGTGCTTCCAGCGAGCGGTGGTTGGTGGAGACCGCGGTCGGCCGGCCGTTGGCGTACCTCGTATCCAGCAGCCACTCGACCATGGCCCGGACGTGCTCGCTGACCTGGCCGCAGCCGCCGAGGTCGTCGGCGACGAGCCAGCGGACGCGCGCCAGTCGCTCGCGGCCCTCGTCGGAGTAAGCCGTCCGGTGCAGCGCGTCGCCGCCGACGTAGGCCACGTCGCGCCAACCGTCGCGCCAGAGAGCGGCGGCCAGGGCGACGAGCGCGCCGGTTTTCCGGCAGCCGTGGCAGCCGACGAGCGCCAAGCTGCGCGAGCGGTCTGAGTCCAGCCAGCGGCGGAGCCAGTGCGCCTCGTCGGCCGGGATCCCGTCCCAGCCGGTGTCGGCGGCGCGCTCCGTCGGGATGCGAGGGAAGCCGGCAGCGGTCAGGCCGGCGACGAGCTGGTCGCGTCGCTGGCGCCTGAGCCGGTCCAGGTCCTGCGGCGGCTGCGGCTCGGCGTCGCGGCGCTTGGCCTCGGCCATGAGGGCGGCGATGCGTGTCTGCCAGTCGCCGGCGAGGATGTCGGCGATCGGGGTCGGGTCAGGTGAAGGGGTCATGGTCTGGATCCTCCTCGGGCCAGTCGTAGCGGCCCGCTGGGACTTGCGCCGCCAGGGCGTCGAAGCCGGCGGCGGAGACGAGTGCGCTGAGTGTTCGCGAGTTCATGGGCCACTTGCCGTTGACCGACGGGAGGTGCTCGAAGACCTGGGCGACCCGGTCGGCGGAGTGGCGGCGGCAGAGGTTGGCGATGGCATGGCGCTGGCCGGCGGTGGTGGTGACCGTCCAGCCTCGGGCTCGCAACGTCTCGACGAGGTCGGCGAAGATGGTGTTCACCCGTTGCTCGTCGGGGTTCGGGTTGCGGGGGCGGCGGGGCGGTTTCGGCGGCTGCTCGGCGGGCGAGATTTTCGGCGTGCAACCGCGTTGATCTGGAGTGAGCGTAGCGAACGGAAGATCAACCTTGGGTTCCTCTTGCTTTCCTTTGGGTTCAGCGGATCTAGGATCCGGTGCTACCGGATCTAGGATCCGGTGCTCACCGGATCTAGGATCCGGTGCTCGGTCCACGTTATGTTGCCTGAGCACCGGATCTGAGATCCGCTGCTCGGCCTTCTGAGCACCGGATCCTAGATCCGCTGCTCGGCCGATGTTGAGCGTGTAGGTCAGGCGCTGGTGAGCGTGTCGCTCGGGCACGATCAGGCCGGCTGCGACGAGCGCGGCGGTGGCGCTGCGGACCGTTCGCGCGTCCATGCCAGTCTCTTCGGCGAGCGTCTGCTGCGATGGATCGCAGCGGCCCGTGTCGGCGTTGTGATGCCAGCAGAGACACGTCAGCAGCGCGTGCTGGGATAGGTGCAGGCCGCGCGTCGTGTAGGCCCAGCGCAGGGACTCGACGCTCACGCCGCACCTCCGACCGACGCGAGCAGCGTCTGCTTGGCCGCGGCGCGGGTCCGGCAGTGGCCGGCGGTGTTGGTCAACGTGTTGTGCCAGCGCCAGCGGTCCATAATGGCGTCATGCCAGACCATGCCGCGTAGTCGCTGACGCCCGTCGCTGTCTGGTATCAGGAGGTCGTGGTACACCTCTTTGCTGGCGGTGGTGATGCGGACCCAGGACGCCTCCATACGGCTTCTCCTTGACAGGCGACGCCGCAGGAGGTACCCTTGGGGCGTCGACCGAGCATCGGCATTGTACTACAGCGGCCCAGGTCCCGGCAACCTTCCTTCGCCGGCCTGGGCCGCTTGGTCTTCAGTCCTTGTCCAGCGTCTCGCTGACCGACTTGACGAGTGCGGCTTTGGCCTCGCGGAGGCACTGCGTGTAGCCGCTGTCGGGCGCGACAAAGCTCTCCCAGCACCACAGGCCAACCGACGCGCGATAGACAGTGCCCACTACCTCACCATCACGGATGAGGTCGTACCCGTGATCGCAGCGCTTCCACCCGTCACGCTTGCCCATCGTTGTCATCCAGTGCGGCAATCATAGCGGCCTTGGCTTTGTGTAGGGTTCGCTCGTGCCCTCCTATGTTACTCCCATAGAGTTTCCACGACCATCTCCCATCGAAGGACAGCCAAGCAGTAGCTACTGGACCGCCATCAACAATGAGGTCACATAGGTCGTAGTACCCAGTATGGCGTCGCCTCCAGACGTTACGCTTGCCCACGGCTCACCTCCAGCGACGCAACGAGCGCGTCCTTCGCGTCGCGCATGGTCGCTCTGTAGCCGCCGGCTGCCGCGATGCAACTGGACCAGCACCACATCCCGTTGCCGGTGCGGTAGACCGTGCCGACGGTCCTGCCGTCGCGGAGCAGGTCGTACTCGTGGCCACGGCGCTGCCAGCCGTCATGCTTGGCCACGTCGCGCCTCCTTCTCAACACGCTCGCGAGCACCCGCCTCGGTCTTGTGCCACTTCTGCCACGCACCCACCGGCTCGCTGCGCCACCTGTCTGGCCGTTCCTGGATGACGTAGCCCAGCACTCGCCCACCGTCCGTGAGGCGGTAGTCGCCCCACGGGTCCGGTTCCCAGTGCGGCTCACCCACGGCGCGCTTCCTCTTCCACGCGCTCGCGCGCCTCGCGCTCGGTGGCGTGCCGCTGCGGGTCCATGCCGAACGCCAGCGTGCTGCGCCAAGCGCCAGAGTCTTCGTGATGGACGTGTCCGCGAACCTTGCGCCCGTCCGTGAGGTACCAGTCGCCCCACGGGTCTGTCAGCCAACGCAGCTCAGTCATGGCTCGCCTCCAGCACGCGCTCAAGCCGCGCCCCGAGGCCTTTCACCTCCTGGCGCAAGTCCTCGACGTAACCGCGCAGCAGCACGGCCTCGCCGATAGCCGCTCGCGCGTATGTCTCGGTCAGCTTAGCCAGATCCTCCATGGCCTTAGCCTCCCGCTCGGCGGCCTGGACCGTTCGCGCCACTAGCTCTGTTGCCTCCACGTCACACCTCCTCCGCGCGCAACCGCCAGCGGACGGTCACGCCCTCGATGATCCGGTCGGCCAGCCCGAGGGCCACCAGCCTGTTCGCGGCCACGACAACCTGCCGCCGGCCAATGCCGGTCAGCTCGGCCAGCAGGTCGGCGGTCATGCCGCCGGGCATGGACACGCTGCGAACGAACATCGCGCGCACCAGCGCGATCACCACGCCGCGAAGCTCGTCCTTGCCGCTGGCCTTCTTCTGCCAGAGGGCGTCCAGGTAGTCGTTCAACGTCACCGCAACACCTCCACTTCCACCGGCCCGACGCCACGGCCGAGCAGTCCTAGCCGCGCCGCGCCGGCCCGGCTCACGTCGATCACGCGCAGCCGACCACGCCGGTCCCGCGCATACGGCCCGCGGTCGTTGACGCGCAGGACCACCGAGCGCGAGCCGTGCGTCACCCGCACGCGCGCGCCCAGGCGCACCGGCGGGCGCATCGCGCAAGTCAGAGCCGCCGGGTCGAACCGCTCGCCGCTGGCCGTGGCCTGTGGCTCGCCGTACCAGCTCGCCTCGCCGTGCAGCACGAGCGCCGGCGCCGCGCGCTCGAAGCGCGGGCCGACCAGCGTCGCGGCCAAGACCATGGCCAGGGGCATCACTCCACCGCCGCCTCTGCCTCGCGCCGCTGACGGTCGGCCTCGCGCGCCTCCAGCATGGCGTTGGCCATGTCCCAGGCGGTCTTTGCGACACTTCGCATGACCGGCTCGGTGAACACATACTGACGAGCTTCGTCGTTCCACACAGGCTGTGCGTAACTCATCAGCGCAAGCATGGCCTCCCGC